TCATGGTTAAACGAGAAGATGAGCAAGCATTTGCTGAAAAGAACGGTGCTTACTTAAAGTTTGTAGAAGATGCTGTAAGATTGTTATATGAAAAACTTACTAACGAATCTCGTATCCTAGACTTTAAGATTGTTGCTTCTCATAATGAAAGTTTACATAGTCATAATGCTATTTCAGTTATCGTAAAGGGTATTGAAGGTGGCTTTAAGGCTGGTGTTACTAGAGACGTTTTTGAGTCGACTGGATTAAGGTAAGGAACGATCTTACAATAAAGGAATGAATATTTTTGTAACGGATGACGATCCTATCGTCTCTACTCACAATCTTTGCGATCAACATGTAAGATCTAAAATGCAAATTGAAGGAGCTATTATGTTAGCTCATGCATTTCCTCAAGAAGTATTAGATCATCCATCTACTCCAAGAACTTCTACCGGTAAACCTCGAAGAAGAGGTAAGGGTTACTTCAATCATCAATGCTCTATATGGGCTCGTGAAACTAAAGATAATTTTAAGTGGTTAGTTGATCATACATTAGAGATGTTTACAGAGCGTATGTATAGGTGGCCTGAATCGAAGGAGCATTTTACAAAAACATTTATTGAATGGTGCGGTAAGAATATGCATAATACAATTATGAGTAAAACCGGTCTAACTAATTATGCAGTAGCTATTAGTGATGATTGTGATTGTAGAAAAGTAGAAGGTTTTGATGATCTTACAACTATTGACAAATACAGAGAGTATATTCGTCATGATAAAGACTTTGCTACTTGGACGTTACGCTGGAGACCTACTTGGTATTAATAAGTAGCATCAACTTCTTTATCAGCGATGTTTTCTTGACTAACATCGATAAGAGCATCGAGCTCTTTTTCAATAAAATCCTTACTTACTAAGATTTTAAATAGGTTGGAAGATCTATTTCCAACTGAGAAAGGTATATCTTTAAATTCTTTATTACCAATCTTAAGATCAAAGTTAACTACAGGTCTTTCTTCTGTGTTACCAGCGCCTACATTAATAACAATGTCATCTACCTTATCCTTCATAAGATGTTGATTGTTAACTGTCTTAAAAAGCACTTTATTACCCTGTACTTGTATATCTTCGCCATGAATAACGTTAAATGCCCCATTGCCGGAGTCAAGCTTTGACGGTATCTTACCAATACCATCTACGTCAAAGAACTCAATGAGTCCTAAAACTTGTTTTTCTAGGAAGAACTGATTAAAATTTTTCATAACAACTGTTACTTAGGAATGTGGTCAAGTATTTTCTGCTTCTTCATACCCAACATTAAAAACTTCTACTGGAGCCTGGATCTCCTCTACATCTACCACAACTTCTGTTTCATTCATTTCATAATCTAAGTAATGAAACACTGAAGAGAGATAATCAGCAGCTTTTGTAATCTTAGAGGCAACCCACCCGTCTAAACCTGGAAGTCCCGGTACCATTTCACTTAATTTAGCTGCATATTCTTGTGCCTTGAGTAATTCTCTACCAGCCATATCGATTTCTGATTGATCATACTCTCCACAGCTTTCATCTTCAGCTGGAAGTGGAACAGCTACAGCTATTGTTTGCGGATAATGATCGTTATGAGGTCCAAGGTTCATTTCATTAACCTTGCCGTACGCTTCTTCAAGCATAGCTCTTTCTTTACGCTTCTTATCTCTCATAATATTATTTATACCAATATTGCTTTTATTTGATCTCTATCTTCAATGGATATTTCTTCAGGTACAAAGTAATCTAACGACTCGTCAATGTTTTTCTGTATCATCTCTCTTGTTTCACTACCAGATATACCACCTTCTTGCATTGGTATCTTAACTACATTAACATAAGGATATTTTTCAACATTATCTATAAAGTATTTGTAGCGTTTAACATCTTCATCCTTTTCACCAGCACCAACAAGCAATGTTGTATCTAAATTCTCATCAGCAAAATCGTATACCGCTCTTACTGGGTTAGGCACATACCTAACCTCAACAGGCTTATCAAAATATTTCGCATATATGTTCCATATCTTTTCTGATTGCTCAGGTGTAATGCCTTCACGTGCCTTTCCACCAATAAAAACAATACCTTTATCTGCATCATCAAGCAAATATCTTAAAGCATTAAAGTGACCCTTTGTAGGTGGCTTAAAACCACCGGGGAGAAGAGCGATTCGCTCAACTCTTGTCTCCATATCTTCAAAATATTCTCTAAATGTTCTCATGATCCAGGTTTATCTTTTTGAAAGTTAGCTGAACTAAAATCTAATCTATTAACAAGCTTAACAGCATTACCATCTCTATCAACTGCTACATATCCCTCTGGAGCAGTGACTCTCAGCACGCCTTCACCCTCATCGATGAAGTGCTTAGTGTTATAAACAGCATTATTATACTTGTTAATAAAGATCTGCTTAGCTTGCGACAACAAACTACTAACCTTAAACAAATTAACTATGTCATCCTTTTGAGATTCAAATTGAGCCGTCTTTTGCTTAAGTGTTTCTTCTAATTTTTGCTTGCCGCGTACAGATTTTCTTTTATCTATTTCTTTTTTGATTCTCGTAGTATACCACTCAATAAAGTTCCTATATGATTCTTCTGGATCATTTAAGAACTTACCTTCTCTAATTTCTGTATTAATATAAGGGTTGAGCAGGTCGGAAGGTAGGTCTTTATAATCTACTTTAATTGAATCAGCAGTCTTAATTAAGTCTTTAACCTGTTTTACCTCATCATCTGTTAAATTTACAACGCCAGTATCATCTTTAAAGAAAGCATCATCAAACCAAACACCAGGCACCTTATTCAACCGGTTAACCTTAGCACCAAATGATGCCGGGCTGTCTAATCCATCGTATTCGGTGTGGAATATAATACCAAATACAGAGTTAGCTATCTGTTTACCTAAATCTGAGTCAGCTTCTACTGCATACTTAATTGTATTTGGTTGAAAGGTGTAATGTACCTCACCGTCAATGTTTTCCTTCTTAACTGATGAAGAGTCAAACATGAAATCACCCTGCATTATGTTCTTAATACCTAATTTAGGTAAATGCTTAAGAGCTTTTTTAAGCTTATCTGCTAAACCAGGTGCATGTCCATGATTTACTTCAATATCTTGCTCTGTATAATTAATTTTAGGCTCTCTATTAAAGATAGACTTAGTACCAACAAAGAATTTACCGTTATCAGGGTGCTTTCCAGCGAAGATAGCAGGTGCACCATCCCATTTTACTGTAGTACCGATCTTTCTTTTACTCTTTCCTTGTAAATGACCTAGTAAATTAACTAAAAAGCCCTTAGCTTGATCATAACCACCCTTACCTTTAGTAAGAATTAGTTCTTCTAAGTGTGTAAGGTGTGTATTAGCTTTACCTTCTTCAAGAAGCTCTAAGTAATCTTCGAAATATAGTTTAAAGTTTTTCATTTTAATATAATTCTTGGAGATTTAGCAATTACCGTTTGACTAACAAACTTACCGCCTTCATATACATCAATATTTAAGTCAAATACTATCTCAGGTATAGCTTCTAACTGGTTATATATACTACTAACAGAAGGATTTCTACAATCTATTACCGCCATTGTCATTTTTTTATCATTTCCTGTCGTAAGCAGATCAAAATTAATCTTTTGTTGATAAGATACGATCGCGATCGCTCCTACTAAACGTTGAAATTTAGTATAATTTACTCTTGGATTAAAATCTTGATAATTATTTGAATTAAAAAACTCTTTTAGTTGAGAATCTAACCCTCTTGCATCAGTATAAGTTTTAAATTCAGAAAAAATTCTTACGTAATCATCAGAAGTAAGTTCATCAGTTATAAAAGTGCTAATTTGACTTGGTAGATTTGTTTTTAAAGCTCCAGCCTTTTCAACCTCTTTAACTAATCTCGTCCCGAGCATATTATATAGACTTGTTGATGCATCAGGCACTGGTGATTGTGTATTCTTTATTGTATAATCTCTGTTTAACTGTGTACTAAACAATTGATCAATATTTAAACTCTTTAATGCATTTTCTATTTTTTTATTACGTAGCATACCTAATAACGGTTCTGCGTTATTTTGAAAATCTATGTATAATTTTTCTGCACCTTCTTTGTCTTGTTTATATAACCTGCCTATATCTTCGAGTTGATCTCTAAATTTTTTAATCTGACCTGCTTTTAAGTTTTCATAATCTAAAACACCTTCTAATCTATCAGTTACTTTATTTAAATACCCATCACCACCTAAAATTGCTCCAGAATTATCTTTTCCATTAGTTTTAATCTCTACCTCTAAACCACCCCACTGTAAGTCACCACTATTTCCTTTTGTAGCTGTACCAAAAATAGTAAAAGTACCCTCGCCAAGTCCAACACTAGTAGCAGCTTTAGGTACTACAGTCATATGAACTTGTCTTATGTAATTATCTAAACCTTCAACTTTAAATTCTTGAGGTAGCTTATTTACAATACCATCTAAAAAACTGAAAACTTCACCTCGTCTTATATCTGCTAAAGAATAAAGTTCTTTTTTATTTTCTGCTAAATAAGCCAAAAGATCGACTCCTTGATCGTATGGTGATTTTATTGTTATGTCTTTAAGAACGCTTTTTGGTATATTTTGATTACCGGTCCAATCACTTTGAGAAAATATTTTATTAATTGAATCATCTATTTCTTTACTTGACTCTACTTTAATCTGTCTCTTTAATACTTTAGCATAAGTGTCTTCAAGCTTGTAAGTATCTACAGATCCATCTTCATTTTTAAAAGATACTTCAACGTCTTCATTAATAACACGCTTTTTATAGATATCTTCTAACGACCACTGCATGTTATTGTGCGTCTAAGTCTTCAAGTTCTTGTTCAACCTCTTCATTTGAAAATTCGATCAATCTTTCAATCGTTTCAATGACCTTTCTAGGTTGTGTTCTGCCAAATTCTTTATTCACCTGTGCAGCAATGTTAATATCTTGCATAGCTGGTGCATATATAAAGGCATTAGTTAACAAATCAGCGACATATACCTCACCTTCAGGTGAAATACCAGTAGGCTCCGGTGGAATGTCCTCTGCATCAGTAGCATCCGCTTCGACATCAACGTCAACATCAACTTCTTCTACTTCATCCTGCTCTGAATAAAGCCTTTTATATTGTTCAAATAATTGTAATGTCTTTTTCATGATTTTTATACTTTCGCGGCATCAATCGCATTGGATAACTTACCGGTTTGTTGTTTATATAGCTCTACAGCCTTTTTTGCAAGGTCAGATCTCATTTTTACAGCCTTTTTAGCTTCTTGTGGTGCTGTTCCCATTGCTCCTGCAATCTTACCCATTACACCGCCCTTAGCCTGATTAGCTAACTTATTAACCTCTTTATCAACATCATATGGATTTTTATTTCCCATGGTAACCTCTTGATCTTCTACGGGAATCTCAGGTGCATACTCTCGTTTAAAGCTATCAAAAATATCGAAAGGGCTACTCACGCCAAACATATCAAAAGAATCAACAACCTCACCGTTTGCATCTCTCAACTCTATAGTATATTTGTCTTGCCCTGGTCGATTTTCTTCTACCAGTTTTAGAAATTTACTCATGTATATATTTATGGAAGTAGCGAGAGTTTTATATTTATATTAGATAGAAACTCACTTTCAATTTGCTGTAATTCGTATCTTCGAAGGAAAAGTCTAAACTTATAG